TGTTCAATGAAGCGCGGCAGGATGTCGGCGCCGATCTTGTCGAAGCGCAGACCGACGTTGGTCATCGCCAGGACCACGTCGTCCGATCCACCCACCAGGTTCTTGAACTGATCGGCCAGCGCCATCGCGCCGTCGATCGTGATCGGGCTCTTGTCTCCCAGGCGCGCGATCGAACCGGTGAGCTTGTCGATGCCCTCCTGCGCCTCGATCGCGCCCTTGAAGCTATCAACGGCGAAGTCGGCCACGGCCGAGAACGCAGAGCCGAGCGCGTCGATCGCCACTTCGCCGATGCGCCGAAACGCACCGATGACGATGTTGTCGCCCAGGATCCCGAGACTGATGTCGATGTCAGCCATGCGACAGCGCCTTTTTGACCTTGCCCTCAGCGACCATCATCGTGCGCAGCTGCGCGATCTGCGGCAGCGGCAGACCGCGCACATAATCGAGCGTCCAGCCCAGTCGGTCGCACAGTTCGAACTCGATCCACTCGCGCGGGGCGGGCTTCCCCGTGCTCAGGTGCATCATGACCCTTGCTTCGAGGGTCAGCCCGCTTTCGCTTTTGGGTTCATCTGCTCTGACAGGCTCGTGGCCACGAATTCGATGACGGCTTTGAGGGCCGTCATCGGAAACGCGGTCTTGCCACCCACCACCACGCGATCCAGGAACTCGATCCATCGCGGGATGTCCTTGAACTCAAGGCCGTTGCCCACGCTGGCGACCAGTTCCCAATCCGCGAGGGTCGAGCGCGACCAGTCGAGCTCGACCTTGAGTTCAGGCTTGAGTTCAGGCTTGGCTTCAGCGTCCATTTAGGCGCTCGTCGAGGCCGACGGGCTCACGCTCGCCGACGGGCTGGGCCGGTTGTCTTCGCGCACGAGCTGCGTGGCCTGCAGCTTGAACACGACCAGCTGCGGGCCGGCTTCTTCGGAGGCCGCCGACGGATACGGGAACTCCGTGATGCGCCCCGGCGACTTGTAGCCGTTCGAATCGCCCGTGTACCAGCGGTAGTTGCCGTCGTAGCCGCCGGGCGCGTAGCGGAAGTAGAGCGGCCGGCCGGCGACGTTCTTCTGGCCGTGTAGGATCTCGTAGGCCTCGCCCGCGGTCTCGGTGAAGAAGATCGTGACGGTGATGTCGACGGGGTTATATTTCCCGCCGCGCACGATCTTGTACTGGCCCTCAAGCGACGCGGCCATGCCGCTGTCGGCGGTCTGCGCCGAGACTTCGACCTTGTTGGTCGAACCGCTGATGTTGGTCCAGGTCGTGCCGTTGGTCGAGACCTCGACCACGGCATCGACGGTGTTGATGGCAGTGGTGGTTTGTGGCATGTCCCTCTCCTAAAACTCGACGATCCGCAGCGCGAACAACGCGCCGTGAAACTGTTGGCCGCTGGCGTCGAACACCGACCCAAAGGCCGGCATGCCCGCAAGCGTGATCGACTTGCAACCGTCGACGCGCGGTAGGGCCTGGATCGCCTCGACGACCTTGCGCGCGTTTTCGATCAGCGTCGGATACTGGGCGAACAGGCCGCGGTCGGAGCCGACCGGCGCCTGATAGAGCGTGTAGTTGAGCGTGTAGCGATTGTCCGGATTGCCTTGCAGCGAGCGCCGCTGCGAGGTCCAGTCCGTGAGAAACGACGGGTTGTTGCTGGACGGTCCGAGCATCGGACAGTCGCGGTCGGTCAGCGCAGCCTTCATCTGATCCAGGTCCACGATCTTGATCCCCGGGATCGTGAGCGCCGCGATCGCGCTCGCCACCTGCGCCACGCGCATCACCGGTTGGGTCATAGATGCCGCCTGTAGAGCTCGACCAGGGCCCAGTATTCGGTCGACTTGTCGCGCGGGGTGATGACCACGCCCGCGCCCGTGACCTGCGCGACGCCGTCCACGCCGACGCCATAGCGCTTCTTGTAGAGCGCCAGGGCCAGCATGAGCACCGCGCTCTTGCTGTTCAGGATCGCCATCAGGCTCTCGGGATCCGTGGCGCTGCGATCGACGTAGCCCCACGTGCCCCGCACCTGGATGACCGCCTCGGTGTCGCCGCTGCCCGTAAACCTCCAGGTCACATTCGACGACTGCTTGATCCGGATTTCGGTTTTGTGAGGTCCGTTGAGCGGATACAGGTTGTAAAGGCTCGTCTCAAGCGTGGTGTTATCGCCGTTCGTGATGGCGTCCACCGACAGCAGCGGCGCATCCAGTTCGAGACAGCGTCCGTGCGGCAGGTCGTAGACCCGCGTTTGCGCGGAGGCGTAGAACCAGTGCCCGGTGTCCCCGTCCCACTCGCGCGAGCAGCGATCGAGCAGACGCTCGATGAAGACGTCGTCGACCGGCGCCGCCTGATTCAGTTCAGGCAGCGCCAGGAATTCATCGAGCGTGACGTAGCTGTTAGTCAGGGGCATGTCAGCTCGCTGCGACCGTGCCTACTCCGATGACCGTGACCGCCCCGAGCACTGTCCCGGCCAGGCGCGCGCGCACGAGCGCGAGGCCTGAGACCGCGACCGTCCAAAGCCCGGGCGCGGCCGTCATCGTGACCGCGCTACCGCCGTTGATCGGCGTGACCGGCAGCTGATACCAGTTGGCCCCGTCGATCGAGGCTTCGAAGTACACATTGCCCTGGGTGCCGGCCGGCGCCGCGGACGGCGAGGCCGACGGGGACACACTCGCTGACGGCGACGCGCTGCCCGACGGCGACGCGCTGACCGACGCCGAGGGGCTCAGGCTCTGCGACGCGGACGGTGACGCGCTGGCGGACGGGCTGCGGCTCTGCGACCCGGATGGGCTCGCGCTGGCGCTGGGATCGGCCGCGTAGATCACCTGGATGCCCAGGCGCGCGAGCCCCTGGACATCCAGCACCGCGCCGTTGCCGGCATCCTCGGCGGCGTTGTGAAAGGTGTGTCGGACCGAAAAGGCCTTGCTCATGGCGGGCCTCCTCAATCGTCCATGACGGCGTACTCAAGCTCCAGATGAGCCTGGCCGGCCTGGGTCGAAGCCACGCCGGTATGACGCACACACAGCGGCGTGTCGGCGGCCACGGTCGTGAGCAGCAGTGTCAGGGTCGTGGTGGATCCCACGGCCTTGGCGTTCTCGTAGTTCGTGGCCGCGATGACGGTCGCGCCGCCGACGGCCACGCCCAGCCGGATCGAGCCGGCCGCGACAGTGCCGCTGGTCGCATCGTCGTAGACAATGCGCGCGCTGTAGAGCTGCAGCGCCTTGGAGTGGCGCATGAGCACGCGGTCGACCGTCGTGCCGGCGCCGTTGTCGAGGTTGAAGGATTCCGAAACGATGAGCTTGCGCTTGGCGTTCGGGGACTTGTAGAGCGGAAGAACAGGCATGGTGTCGCCCTTTCGTAAGCCCCCGGGTTTTGCTGACGGTCAGCAAAACCCAGGGGTGATCGTTGCCGGGAAAACTAGAGCGTGATGTTGTAGCCGATCGCGGCGGCTTCCGTGTCGCGGTAGACCAGGCCGACCCGCAGGGTGACCGTGATCTCCGTGACGTCCGAGCGCGGGATGCGCACCGTCTCGAGGCGCGCGCGCCGCTTCCAGCCCATCAGCCACTGGTCGTAGCGCACGGCCAGCGCGGCGCCGGTGGTGTTCAGGGCCTGGTTGGTCAGGTTGACCTTGCCGGCCGTGTTCGCCTGATAGGGGTTGGTCGTCGACAGCCAGTGCATGAAGTACGAGCGTCGCACCGAGTAGCCCCAGAGCTTGGTGATCTCGCCATCGACCAGGGTCGCATTCGGGAACACGTCCTGGGTCTTGATCGACGCCAGCTGCAGCACCTTGTCGTAGACGTTCGGGTCGAGGATGAATTCGACCTTGGTCTTGTCGGAGGCGTTCTTGCCGGCGGCGCCCATCAGGTTCTTGATGGTCAGGAAGGTCGTGTCGGCAAGCGCGCCGATGCTGGTCGAGTTGGCCGTGTTGGTCACGAGCGCCAGCTTGCGGAAGCCGTTCAGGATGAGGTAGGCCTCGGTCCCGGCGGGCGTGCCGCCGATGGTGTTGATGTTGGTCGTCGCGCCAGTCTCGGTGTCGCCGTCGATGGCAACGTGCTCGAGGGTCTCGGCCGCGGCCAGCGTCATCTGCGCGTTGAGCTGCGACGCCCACGGGATCAGGCTGTCCTCTTCCATCTCGCCCGCGTACTGCGAGCGCCCGCCCAACTTGTCGACCGTCAGCGTCTGCTTGGCCGTGCTGAGCTTCGAGCTGGGCACCGACGCATTCGGGGTCTTGGTCGTGGCGTTCTCGTCGGTCGTCTGCGCGACCTTGTAGAACGTGGGATCGCTGGATTCCAGCGGGATGATGATGCTCTCCGTGCCCTGCGGAACTTCCTGGGTGGGCAGCTTCTGCAGGACCCAGGTCGCCTGGCGGATGGCCGGCCACAGTCGGCGGCTGTACTCCACGCCGACCCACTCGTCGCCGCCGCTGGCGAGCGTCGAGTAGTTGACCTCGTTGGCCTTGGCCGCATCCAGGAAGTGCGCGGGATCGATGCCCTTGCTGCGCAGGTCCGCGCGGGCGTCCTCGCCCAGATGCACGGCCTTGCCCGAGACGTCGACGGCCTCGCTCTTGTCCTCGGCGATCTTGATGCCCAGGGCCTTGTAGGCCGGCTGGCTCAGGGTCTTGCCGTGCTCGCCGAGCAGCGTCATGGTGAACGCCAGATCGTGCGCCGACAACCCGTCGTACTTGCGGGTGTCGTGGAAGTGCGTCTGCGTCGGGGCCTGGCCGCCCATCGGCAGGCGCCCGGACTTCGCGTACTCGGCCTTCAGGGCCTCGACCTCGCGCGCGTTCTTCTCGCGCTCGGCCTTCACGGCTTCATCGATGCGCGCCTGTTCCTTGGCCTTGCGCTCGATCTCGGCATCTTCGGCGGCCTTGCGAGCCGCATCGCGCTTGTCGAGCAACGCCATCAGTTCTTTCTCGTCCATGTCCAATACTCCTTTGGTCGCCGGTTTTGTGTCCGGCGCTTGCTCGACGTTCGCGCTCGGCGTCGCCGCCCCAGCGGGGCCTGTGGCCTTTGGCTTTGCGTCCTCGTCGGTGATGTTCACGCCCAGGGCCTTGAGCGCCGTGACGACGTTGGCCGTCATCATGCGTGGCTCCATGGGCTGTACGGTCAGGGTGTCGCGCACCAGGGGGTAGCGCGTGATCTCGCCGGTCGCGGCCTTGATCACGCCGTGCGCCTCAGAGCTGTTGCCGATCAGGCCTTGCTTGATCAGGGCCTCGATCCACTGCATGTACTTGTGGCGGCGGTTGAGCACACGCTCGACCCAGACGCCCTTCTCATCCACGCGCGCCGTCTTCCAGTCCACGACGCCCAGGTACTCGCCGGGCGCGATGCCGTCGATGGCCTGGCCGCGCATTGTGTTGTGCTCCCAGTCGATCGGCAACAGCCCCTTGGCCGTGGCCTCGCTGTCGAACTGCGTCGCGCGCGTGAAGAACTCGCCGCGGCTTCCGTCGGCGTTTTTGTTGGAGCTGCCCAGGCCCTCGAGATCGCGCCCGCCAAAGAGAACGATGTAGTTGGCGACGCGCAGCTCGTCCGGGGTCTCGGAGATGGCCTTGAGCGCATTGCTCTTGCCGGCATCTTCCGGCGCCACTCCCGGGTTGCCGATCTCCTGCTCATCCAGGAAACCCAGTTCATCCATGTCCTTCACGATCTCGCGCGCCTTGGCCTTCACGCCACGCCCGCGCTTGATGTCGCTGGCCGAGTGACGGGCGCCGGCTTTGGATCGGAAATCGTCATCCTGTTGATTGGGCATGCACACCCCCAAACGAAAACGGGCCGACAACCACCGTGAGCGGTTGTCGGCCCGTAGGCTCGGTCTATTCCGTTTTGCTGACCGTGTCAGCGCCGCTGCGTACAGCGGACCTTATTCCAACGCAATCGTCCCGCGCGGCTCGGCCGCAAACACGAAGATGCGGCTGCCGTCCACGAGTAGGATAGCACGCTTGTTGGCCCGGCGCAATTCAGTCACCTTGGCCCCCAGCCGCAACAGCCAATCCGGGCCATCGATCTCCACCGACTCGCTCACCGACTCGGCCATGACGCTCATAGTCCCCCCGGTCCGCTCAGCGCGCGTTTATTGAACAGCTCCTGGCCCTTGGCGATGATCCGTTCCGTGGCCAGGCGCATGACCTCGGAGATCAGGTGCCAGCGGTTCTTGTGGATGGTCGCCTGCCCGGTTCCGCGCGCATCGCCGATGACGTAGGGGTTGCCTGTGCGT